AAAGGAAGAGAGAGTAACAAAGCATTGATGTCGGATCTTGTGTATACAACACATCCTGTCGTTGACAGCTACGCGCGTGAGGCCGGCATGCTGAGACACCTCGGCGCCAGGCCAGCGAGGCAGGGTAGGCACAACATCTTGTGGTTTGCGTTTGATGCATGGCAGTCGCGCAAAAAATCTACAGCAACAACAATGCCTTGTGTTCTATTTAACATAATAGTTATTATGACGCCACGGTTAAGCCATGCGTTTTGCGCAAACCGACCCCCCCACCCCCCGCAAAACCGCGCGCCCTTATACCTCTATATTACACCGGAGCTAGAGACACTTTGACTTACTCCCTGTCGCCTTCGCAGCAAGCCATGCTCGGCCACTTGGAGGCTTTGAGGGACAGCGTAGTTACCAGCCGCAGTGCATCTGAGCAGATTGAGTCGGCAATATTGCTTATTGATTTGTACGAGGCTATCCTTGAGAGTAACGGCATATTGATATTTAAGGATCAGAAGAGGGTTACGGAGCATTGACGCACATTGAGATTCCTTATGAGCCGAGGGAGTTGCAGTTAAAGCTGCACAATGAGATGTCTTTAAAGCGTTGGGGGGTTGTTGTTTGCCACCGCCGCTTTGGCAAAACGGTGTGGGCGATCAACCATGTTTTGCGCGATGCCTTGATGTCTGGAAAAGAGAACCCCCGGTATGCCTATATGGCGCCCACCTATCGTCAGGCGAAGAATGTTGCCTGGGATTATATAAAACAGTTTGCAGGCAAGATACCGAATGTTCGGTTTCACGAGACTGAATTGCGTTGTGATTTGCCTAACGGCGCGAGAATATCGTTGCTTGGCGCTGAGAATCCAGACAGCTTGCGTGGGATTTATCTTGACGGTTGTGTTATGGATGAGGTTGCCGACATGCCTGAGAATGTTTTTCCCGAGGTATTGAGGCCGGCGTTATCTGATCGCAAGGGTTGGTGTGTGTTTGTTGGGACGCCGAAGGGTCACAATGCTTTTTTTGATAAGTATGAGGAGGCTGCTTCTAATCCTGATTGGCTGGCTGCGGTTTACAAGGCGAGTGAGACAGGCTTGCTGGACGATGAGGAATTGGACGCTGCCAAGTCTATGATGACGCATGACCAGTATCAGCAGGAATTTGAGTGTTCTTGGAATGCGAATGTTCCTGGTGCTGTTTATGGCAAGGAGATGGAGGTTGCTCAGTTGGATGGGCGGATTTCCAATGTTCCTTATGATCCTAGTGTGCGTGTTGATACATGGTGGGACTTGGGAGTTGGCGACAGCACGGCGATTTGGTTCACGCAATCTGTTGGTCGTGCTATACATGTGATAGACTTTTACGAGGCCCGTGGTGAGGGGTTGCCTCATTACTGCAAGATTTTAACGTCTAAGAACTATTTGTATGGCGACCACAATGCGCCGCACGACATTGAGGTTCGGGAGTTAGGATCTGGGAAGAGTAGGCGTGAGGTTGCTTGGGACTTGGGGTTGAACTTTCGAGTTGTTCCTAAGCTGCCTATTGAGGATGGCATACATGCGGGTCAGATGTTGATACCGCGTTTATGGTTTGACAGGGAGAAGTGTGGTCATGGTTTGGAGTGTTTGCGTCAGTATCATAGGGCGTATAATGAGCGCACTAGGAGTTTTAGGTCTTCGCCTGTCCATGATTGGTCGAGCCATGCAGCGGATGCTTTTAGGTATTTGGCAGTTGGTTTGCGAGAAAGCAGGGATCGCATGGCGGTTTCTCAGAAAATGGCGGTAATGGATTATGATCCATTTGCGGCGTGATCCTTGTTTATATCGGTTAGCGGATCGCAGTGATGCTTCTGCGATTTTTAAGATGTGCCGTGACTTTCATCAAGAGACGCAATTTAACAACATTGTTTTTGACGATGTTGTTTTTGCTGGTCATTTGTCTTGGCTTTATGATGATGAGTCTTGTTTTCTTGCTGTTGCGGAGCGTGGTGGCGAGGTTGTTGGATTTATGTCTGGCTGGGTCTATCAGTTGTATTTTTCAAAAACCTTGTCAGCTCAGAACAATTTATGGTATGTCTCACCTGAGCATCGTGGTGGTATGATTGGTGTTAGGTTGTTAAAGATGTTTGAGTCTTGGGCGTTTGATAAGGGGGCAAAGATTTTAGTTGGCGGCACTTCTTCTGGCATTTCGATGCCTAGATCTAATGAGCTGATTGAGCATTTTGGTTATGAGCCTGTTGGCTCTCAGTATAGGAAGGTTTTGTAATGGGTGGATGTTTAGACTTTACGCCAAAAGACACAACGCGCGACGAAGGTGCTCCTAGAGGTTCCACTATGAACGCACCTAAAAACAGTGCGACTGACGATCTTTTAATGGATATTGGCATTAAAGAGAAGAACGATGTTTATGATCGTGATTTGGCTGAACGGCAGGCAAGATCTATGGCCGCTGTCGAACAAATGATGAAGAGCGACAACGATGATCCTGTTCCTGTGGCAGCGGTTACTGCAACTGACACCGCAACTGACACAGCCGCAGACACAACCACTACGCTTGATACCGAAACTGACACTGCCTTGACGGAAGTTGAAACGATTAGTCAGGACACGTTTAGCGAAGACGCTGATTTTGTTGGCGAGGCTGATCCTGTTTCATCTGTTGGCACTGCTGCTGGCGGGGCTGCCCAGGCTGCTGCTGCAAGTGCAACCTCTGTTGGCCCTGCTGAAGATGAGGCGATTGACCTTATGAAGAAGGGGCGCCGATCAACTATTCTTACGACACCTAGCGGTTTGCTTGGTTCTGGCGAGGAAGACAAGAAGACGCGGCGCCGCCGGTCATTGATTGGATAGCATTATGCTTATTAAGAAAAAGAAGCTGAGCAATATTGCGGGAATTATGGGCGGCAATGCTGCCCAGCCTGCTGCGTTGCTTGGGCAATCTACTGTTGATCCTTTGGAGCGTGCGCAGCAAAAGATGGCTGGTCGGACGCAAGGCGGTGCGGTTGAGGGTGTTAAGGATTCCAAATCGCGCCCTAAGCGTACATTGATGACAAGTTATGGGATAAAATAATGGCAGAAGTAAAACCCTTAGTTGCTCGGTTAGATAAGCGATACAAGACGTTACAAAGCCAAAGAACCAATTGGGAGTCCCACTGGCAGGAGCTTGCGGATTTTATGCTGCCTCGTAAGGCGGATATTACCAAGAAGCGAACCCAGGGCGACAAGCGCACTGACTTAATATTTGACGGCACGGCAATTCACGCTGTTGAGTTGTTGGCGTCTTCGTTGCATGGCATGCTGACTTCTCCAAGCACTCCTTGGTTTTCAATGCGTTACCGCGACACCGCCTTGCAGCGAGACGATGCTGCGAATGAGTGGCTAGAGATCTGCATGGATCAGATGTACCAGCATTTCAATCGTTCTAACTTTCAGCAAGAAATCCATGAGCTGTATTATGATTTGGTTGTTTTTGGCACGGGGTCTTTTTACGTTGAGTCTGAAGGCGATGGCTTGCGTTTTGCGTGTCGCCACATTGCCGAGGTTTGCATAAGCGAAGATCCTAGTGGCAGGGTTGACACTGTTTACCGTAAGTTCAAGTTAACGGCCCGTGCGATTGCCATGCAGTTTCCTGGTGCGAAAATGCCGCGTCAGGTCGAAAAAGATTTAAAAGATGATCCTTATAAGGAGCATCAAGTAATCCACGCTGTCTTTCCGCGCAGCGAGGCGTCTGGCAAGTTAGCCAAGAACAAGCCTGTCGCGTCTGTTTATTATTTGGCTGACAATCGTGAGCTGCTTTCCGAGGGTGGCTTTGACGAATTTCCGTTTATGTGTCCGCGCTTTGTAAAAGACAGCGTCTCTACTTACGGCAGATCGCCGGCGATGACTGCCTTGCCTGACGTTAAGATGTTGAACAAGATGTCTGAAACTACGATCAAGGCGGCTCAAAAGCAGATTGATCCGCCTTTAATGGTTCCAGATGACGGTTTTATGATGCCTGTGCGTACTACACCAGGCGCGTTAAACTTTTACCGCTCGGGGACACGGGATCGGTTGGAGCCTTTGAACATTGGCGCAAACAATCCTTTGGGCCTGAACATGGAAGAGCAGCGTCGAAATGCGATACGTCAAGCTTTTTATGTGGATCAGTTGCTGTTAGGCCAAGGCTCCAACATGACAGCAACTGAGGTATTGCAGAGGAACGAGGAGAAAATGCGTTTGCTCGGCCCTGTTTTAGGACGGTTGCAGGCCGAGCTACTCCAGCCGCTGATCGACCGTTCCTTTGCTTTACTTCTCAGAGCTGGCCTACTTCCAGAGCCGCCTGAAGAGTTGCAAGGGCAAAGCATTGATATAGAATACGTTTCTCCACTTGCCAAGGCTCAAAAGCTTACAGACTTGCAGGCTATGCTGCGCGGGTTTGAGATTTTGCTTCAGGTTAGCGAGGTTGCTCCTGTTACTGATTACTTGGACGGCGACAAGATGGTTCAGTATTTGGTTGAGACAGCAGGCTTGCCGGCCCGGGTTATCAGGGGTTCTGATGAGGTTGAGCAGGTTCGCAAGGAGCAGGCCGAGCAGGCTCAGGTTCAGGAGCAGATGCAGCGTGAGATGATGGCGTCTGAGGCTGCTGGCAATGTTGCGCCTTTGGTTAAGGCCACTCAGGGTGGTGGTCAATGAAGCAAATAGACGATCTGAAGTTAGCTTACCGGCGCACCTTTAATACAGAGGATGGCGCAAAAGTTTTAAGTGATCTTAAATCCAGGTTTGGATATGAGACAACCACGTTTTCGGACAATCCTTATGAAACTGCATTTAATGAAGGTCAGCGCGCAGCGGTGCTGCTGATTGTCCGTATGCTGACCGAAGAGAAGGAAAAACGATGAGCGAAGAGGCAATCCAAGACACTGGATCTCAAGAAGTCGCAGGGGGTGCAGAAGCTGCGCCTGTAGGATTTTTGGACAGTTTGCCAGAGGATCTGCGTGGCGAGCCGTCACTGCGGACGTTTACAGACCCAGCCAGCTTGGCGAAAAGCTATGTGAACGCGCAGCGCATGATTGGCGCTGATAAAATTGCAAAGCCTGGTAAGAGCTGGACAGATGACCAGTACAATGAGTTTTACAATTCTGTTGGCCGGCCAGAAAGTGCTGACGCTTATGAAATGAACTTAGGCGATGGCATGAACGAAGATGCTATCTCTGGCCTAAAGCAGGCTATGTGGGAAGCTGGGTTGCAGCCTCGCCAGGTAGATCGCATTGCTAAGTTTATCAACGAGACAGGTGAGACATCTGCGGCAGAGGCTGAGAGTCGCGCAGAGAGCGCCGTATATGAGTCAAAGCAAGTTCTGCGGCAAGAGTTCGGCCAAGCGTATGAACAGCGCATAGAAATGGCTCAGAAAGCCGCCAAGACATTGCTGGGCGAAAAGGGCATGGACATGTTCGGGGATGTGCAGCTTTCGGATGGCCGGATGCTTGGAGATCACCCAGAAGTTATAAAAATGTTTTCTGCCTTGGCAGAGCAGATTGGAGAGGACAATTTGGTTGGTGAACCAACTGAGCTTGTAATGACTCCAAATGAGGCTCAGTCTCGAATTACAGAGATGACTAGACGAGATGGCCCATATTTTGATAAGATGCACCCAGAGCATAGCGCATACGTTGAAGAAGTGCTAAGGCTCAGAGAGTATCTATAGTGGATAACCCTTTGGCCCACGACATCAAACCTGTGAGACAGGTGGACTAACTGGCCTAAGCAGTAGCACGGCCCCGATAGGGACAACCAAGCGCAGTAACATTAACTGAACAAAGCTAGGAGGACATCATGTCCACAGAAGTAACCACAGCTTTCGTCAATCAGTTTTCGTCAAATATCCAAATGCTGTCTCAGCAAATGGGTTCTCTGCTGCGCAACGCAGTGGATGTCGAAAGCGTAAACGGCGAAAAAGCATTTTTCGATCAAGTTGGAGCAGCCGCTGCTGTTCTTCGTACAACCCGTCACTCAGATACACCGTTGATTGATACGCCGCACTCGCGCCGTATGGTCACAAT